ACTCGTATCCATGCCACAGTTCAAGCAATACGTACCAACGCAGCCTATGACGCTACCGTAGGTAAAGATATCGAAGCGCTCTTATCGGGTGACTTAAAAATGATACCGATAAAGAACTGGCCAACGCACAAGACACAACGCGGTGGACTTCAGAACATGGTTGAGTTTCTACCCATCGATAACTACATGCGCGGCCTTGAAATACTCATGAACTCAAGAGAAGCCGCATTAAATAAGTTATATGAGATAACAGCAGCATCAGACTTAATCAGAGGCTCTACAAATCCAATAGAGACAGCAACAGCTCAGCAGCTTAAGAGCAACTACACAAACCTTAGATTCTCAGTCAGACAAAGACATGTGTATGAGTTTCTGAATAAGTCTGTTGTAAGGCTTGGAGAGACAGTTTGCGAGCATTACTCGCCTGATAAGCTTTATGAGATATGCCATGGCGATCAGCTAGTAGCACAACTCCCAGACGATCCGAATATGCCAATGGACCCAATGATGAAATGGGCCATGATAACAGACCTTCTAAAAGATGACCCAAGACGACGATATAAGATAGAGATAGCAACAGATTCAATCGTAGCACTTGATGAGAGAGCAGATAGACAAGAGAGGGTAGATTTACTTCAATCAACAGGCTCTTTCTTAGGCCAGCTAGAGCCGATGATTCAGAATCATCCAACAATCTTCCCAATGGCTTTAGAGCTTCTTAAGTTTGCAACACGCTCTTACAGAGCAGGCAAAGAGCTTGAGGGTGTACTAACAAATACATTAATCGGTATTAAGAACGAGATGGACCAGAAACAAGCAGAAGGACCACCGCCTGATCCTGCTGCTATGGAACAGCAAACAAGAATGCAGATTGCTCAGATTCAGGCTCAGACAGAGCAGCAAAAGATGCAAGCTCAGATGCAGGAGAGTGCACAAAAAGCAGAGCTTGAGCAATACAGATTACAAGCTCAGATGCAGATGGAGCAGCAAACAGCTTCACTAGAAGTAGAGAAGACTAGATTAGAGTTTATGCGTCATGAGATGGAAGCTAACTTGAAAGCTCAAGAGCTTAACTTAAAGGCTCAAGAGATATCAGCATTAATTGCTCAGAAGGCAGATGATGCAATTATCAGGCAAAGAGAATCAGAGTTTACAGCTTTAGTCGAGCAACAAAAGCTAGACTTTGACCGCTACAGAATACAGCTTGAAACATACGAGAAGCTGATAGAAGAGAAGCGATTAGCGTTAGATACAGCAGCTAAATCGAAAGAGAATATTCCGCCAATTCATATAAACGTTGATGCTTCTAAGTCGCAGAAGCGTAAAGGAAGAATCACACGCGATGAAATGGGGAATGCAACACTTGAGGTTGAGTAATGGACTATACGGCACATTACGTCAGCAAGGATAACAGGTGGGTAGTAGTAGCAGAAACGTTTTTAGCTGTTCCAGATTCCGAGCTTAAGCGCATAGCAAGAGCGGTTAGGTATGAGTGGATGGAAAAGCTAAAAGCGATGGAAGATTTGAAGGATACGTTAAAGATGTCTCATATTCGTAGAGCGCTTAGATCGCTTGAAGATTTTGGGATAGTACAAGTACGAGGGGTAATTAAGGAGGAGAGTAATGTCAGCCAGTAACGCAACAGAAAATGATTTAGTGTCTTATATATTTGATAGCGCAGCACCTGCATGGGCTGGTAATGCTAACTTTTATATAAGATTACATTCATCTGATCCAGGGGAAGCAGGCTCTGCAGTAACAAACGAAATCTCATATACAAGTTATGATGGCGTGGCGGTTAGTAGAACAACAGGCTTTACAATATCAGGTAACGAAGCGAGCAACGCTGGTCTTATTCAGTTTCCAACTTGCACAGGTAGTTCAGCAACAGCTACTCACTTTAGCGTTTGTACGACTCAGAATGGAGCTGGACAGATAATCGTGTCAGGAGCTTTAAGCGCTTCTCTTGCGATATCGTCAGGTATTCAGCCACAGTTCAACATAGGTGAGTTAGATATCGTAGTCGACTAATGACAGGCTTTAACAACATTAAAGGCATGATTGATGCCGAGCTTGACGGTAAGATGCGCCGCTATGCGTGGCGTAAAACGCCTACTCAGGCAACTGCTGTAGGGCAGTGGTTTGATATGTCCATGAGTCCAGGGAATCCACCGCCTAAGTATTGGTTCGATGCTCCCCCTGGAATTGCAAAAGCGATTAGTCAATCTCAGGATGGAGGTCTGTATCATGGGCCTAATGTTTCGCCGAGCAATAAGTACTTAAGGATGATAACAACTAACGCTTATACATCTGCAACGGGATTACCAATCTGCGCGCACTTATGTGATTACTTACTTTATTATCCGTCGATTGATGATTCGATTACAGATCCTCAGATACTAGATAATTCAGTAACCTTACCAAGATATACAGACGGAGAAGGTGTCCAAGTTATTGCTGTCAGCGTTGCAGGTAGAACGGGTGGTCAGAGCTTTAGCTTTAGTTACACGAATCAAGATGGTGTTAGTGGTCGAACTTCTCAGACCGTTACTCAGAATACCTCTGCCGCTGTAGGTCAGATAGTAACCTCGGCAACAGCAACAGCTACAAGTGCCAATCCGTTTATAGGACTTCAAGGAGAGGATACAGGGGTAAGAAGTATTGAGAGTGTAACTATGAACGGCGCAGATGTAGGGCTATTTAGCTTGATACTTGTGAAGCCACTAGCGCAAACAATAGTTAAAGAGACTACCGCACCGTACGAGAAGGACTTGTTTATTTACTCTCAAAGTCTGCCAATTATACAAGATGATGCTTTTTTAGGATTTTTGTTTTTACCAACAAACACCATACAAAGTCAGGTGTACGTTGGAGATTTAAAAGTAATTTGGAACTAAGGGGAATTTATGCCAGGCTTTTCAAGTAACGATCAAATAATTCAAGCTTTATCTAACGGTCAGTCATGGCGGCAAGTTTGGGGTAAGAACTTTAACCCAACAACTGCCGCGGTAGCTAATGAGTGGCATACTCTGTTTAGAGGAGCTGGAAACCCAGGTTCCGATGCTATATTTGATGCAGGGTCTAACTTAACATTTCAGGCTGTAAAAGATAACACTACAAGTGCTGGAACGATTCAGCACGGAGGTAATGTTCAGCCAACATATTACAAATACCTACTGAGCGGCTCAGCAGTAACAGCAGCTGCTACAGTTGCCCCATGCGTAGTGACTCTTGTTGATGTGATTGGTTTTTATCGTGTAACGACGGTAACAACTACAACAGCCCAAGCTACAACGAATACGCTAGGACAGTCTGATACTTTTACGGCTGACGCTGGAACGGATGTTTGTACATGGACAAGCACAGCTAACTTTCCAAGTAACATATTGACCGGGACAAGAGTTAGGTTAACTACAACCACTACATTACCAGGCGGGTTATCTTTAGCTACTGACTATTATGTAATAAAGGTGTCAGATACTACATTTAAACTTGCTACGTCATACGCTAATGCAATAGCAGCAACAGCCATAAACATTACAGATGCGGGAACTGGAACGCACACAGCAAGCTGGTTGCTGCCTAGATATACTAATGGCGCTGGAGTACAATCTATATTCTTCAATCCTGCTGCTACAGCATTAGGAGCCGCAACACCTAACCTATCGTTAGGGTATACAAACAGTACCCAAACAGCATCAAGAGCAACGCCTACAGTTCTCCCTATAGGTAAGACAGCGGCTAGCAATAGTATCATTCTGTACACCGGTGCTACTGGTACTGGCAAATACAATTATCAAATGCCTCTACAGTCAGGGGATGCCGGCATCGCTCAAATCGATACTATCCAAAACTCAACCTCGTATGTGTCAGGCTCTTACTCAGTAGCAATGGTTAAAGAGTTAGCAAGATTCCCTCTATCTACTCTTGGATTAGCAGCAGAGAGAAATCTAGTGTTTGAAATGCCAAGTCTACCAAGGATTTATGATGGAGCTGCTTTATATTTCTTAGTTGGTTCAGGCGTTGCAACCCCTGCAAGCTCTGCATTCTCAGGACATTTAGAATTTGTATGGAACTAATATGGACGTTAGGGAATTAATAGATTTAGTAAAAGCAGCAGAAGAGGAAGGAGCTGATTATTATGGTTTAGCGGCTAAGATAGCAGAAGCTCAAAAAGAAGCAGATGCTAAACTAGCTGAAACAATGGGAGCTACTTCGGTAG